ATACAGTCTGGCCGGATCAAATTGAAAAAAAGCTTTAGAAGCCACCAGTCAAAAACGGCCGGTGGTTTTCTTATGCCCATTTTTAAGGAGAGACTTTATGAACTACATCATAAGCGATAAAGCATACGCACAATGGCTTTCTGAATCCATCGGGTATATGGATAAGCGCAAAGTAGAAAAGCTGGCGTTAATCGGTATTGATCATGATACAGGTGAAGTGATAACAGGGTATTATAACTGCCTAATGTCGGATAAGGCGGTTATGGCAGCCAATATACAGGCTGATGCTATCCTTGACAGCGTAATGGCGAACGCGGATTCTATCGTGCAAAAAGCGGAAGAAATTGCGGAAAATGAGGGGCTTGATGAAACATGAGAAAGCTGTTGTTTTTTTATGCTCCTTGGTGTTCGCCTTGTAAATTTTTCGAACGGGAATTTATGAATCCTGTTTTAGAGCAGGCAGACCCTATCCAAGTTGAAATGATAAATGTCCAGGAAAATCCGACTTGCGCGGATCGATACGGAGTAAACCGATTGCCCACGGCGATTTTGACAGACGGAGAAAAGATAGTGGATTATGTGGGAATGCCGGACGTTGAAAAGGCGGTAAATTTTTTGAGAGGAGGGGAATAGAAATGCCTGTAGTCACGATTAACATTTTAATTATCTGCGCTACTATCGTAGCATTGGCTCTGATTGGCAGCAGAGCTCCTAGAAGGGAACGAAAAAGAAATGATAACGATCACACGAAACGGTAACGGATTTGCTATTCATGGGCATGCGGAGTACGCTCCCGAAGGCCAGGATATTGTTTGCGCCGGAGTTACCGCGTTGTTTCAGACATTAATTGAATCAATGGAAAAGCTTACCACAGACAGGATACAAACGAATATACAGCCAGGTAATGTAAGCGTAAGCTATGGGAATTTATCGGAAGCCGGAAAGCTTCTGGTAGATTCCTTTTTTATTGGCGTGTCTCAAATTTCCGGAGAATTTCCGGAATATGTAAATAAAATTTAGTCCGAAACGACGTTAAACTATGCAATGGCTCGGACATTGGACGAGCTGGGGCGGAAAGGAATATATGGTTCAAAAAGATTTTTTTAAATTGCAGCTTTTTGCTGAGGGAGAAGCTGATGGGGCGGAAAGCAACGCCGGCGGCTCGGAGGCACAAACAGCAGCGCAGGAAAATGATACCGTTTCTTTTGACGATTTTTTAAAAGATCCGGGTAATCAGGCGGAGTTTGACCGCAGAGTGCAGAAAGCTATCCAAACGGCTGTCAGCAACGCTCAAAGAAAGTGGCAGACGGTAACCGATGATAAGGTATCGGAGGCTGAAAAACTGGCGCAAATGACCCGAGAAGAAAAAGCGGAATATCGAGCCAGACAGCTGGAAAAAGAGCTGAATGATCTAAAACGGCAAAATGCTGTTTCAGATATGGCGAAAACTGCCAGAAAAATGCTTGCCGACGAGGAAATCAATTTGCCTGACGAGGTGATTTTTAATTTGGTTTCCGAAGACGCTGAGCAAACAAAAACAGCGGTAGAAGCCTTCGCGAAAACTTTTAAAGAAGCGGTGCAGGCCGCAGTTAAGGACGCTTTAAGAGGGACAACGCCCAAGGCTGCGGGAAAACCGTCTGAGATTACCAAAGAGCAGATTCTAAACGTTAAAGACACAAATGAAAGACGCCGATTAATGGCGGAGAATCCAGAATTATTTATACGGAGGTAAATAAGATGAAGAAATTTAATTTACAGTTGTTTGCGGCTGAACCTAATACTATTACCACTCAGCAATTTTCCATTAACCCTAGGGAAGTTGATTTTGTGACCTCATTCGGCCGAAACATTACGGCCCTCACCGAAGTAATGGGAATCGCCCGGCCAATTAGAAAAGCGAATGGAACGCAACTGGTAGCGAAAAGAGCCACCGGAGAATTACAAAA